GTGCGGCCAAAGGTCAAACAATCCGTAGCGCAGTTGCTCCAAGCTCCGCTGCTGCTGACATTACTCCAGCGCAGAAAGCTCCAGACACTGGCGACCAGATAATCACTAACAAGACTCTGAGCATCTCTAAGTCTCGTGGCGTGGCTATCCGTTACAACGGTGAAGAGCAGCGCGGTCTGAACACTGGCCCGGGCTACAACAGCATCCTCCAGAACCAATTCGCTCAGGCGATGCGCACTCTGACAAACGAAGTAGAAGCCGATCTCGCTGCGCTTTACGCTCAAGCGTCTAACGCTTACGGAACTCCCGGCACTACTCCATTCGGCACTGCTGGCGATTTCAGCGACGCTTCATTCGCTCTCAAGCTGCTAAAGGACAACGGTGCGCCGTTAACTGGTAACCAGCTAGTCGTGAACTCTGCTGCTGGCGCTTCAATGCTCGGTCTGCAAAGCCGCGTCGACGTTCAGGGCAACGACTCTTTGATCCGTCAGGGCGTTATGCTTTCAACTGCTGGCATGGACATCCGCGAGTCTGCGCAAATCAATGCTCACACTAAGGGCACTGGCGCAAGCTACGTCACCAATGGCACTTTCGCAGTTGGCGACACTGCTATCGACATCGATGGCGGCAGTGGCACTATCTTGGCTGGTGACGTTATCACTTTCGCTGGCGACGCTAACAAGTACGTCGTGACCTCAGCTCTCGCTGCTGGCACCGTCACTATTGCTGCTCCCGGTCTGAAAGCCGCTCTCGCTGATGGCGTAGCAGTAACAGTCGGCAACGGATACGCTGCTAACATGGCGTTTAACCGCGACGCGATCGTTCTCGTAACACGCGCTCCTGCTCGTCCAGTTGAAGGCGATCTCGCTGAAGACGTTATGCTTATGACTGATCCGCGTTCAGGCATCACTTTTGAAGTGTCTATGTACAAAGAGTACCGTCAGGTTCACTTTGAAGTGGCACTCGCTTGGGGCGTCTCAGCCATCAAGCCAGAGCACATGGCAGTTCTGCTCGGCTAAAGGTGATCGCGGGGCGTCTTCGGGCGCTCCGCATCATTCTCGGAGAGGATTATGCACGCACTACCAACAGTAAAGATCGACCGGGATGGGGAAGCAGTTACCATCAACGAGTCCGATTTTGATCCCAAGACTATGAAGCTATTCGGTGAAAAGCCAGCGGCAAAGCCGAAGGCGGCGCCGAAGAAGACTCGCAAGCCCAAAGCGGAGAGCTAAATGGCTACTATCATCGTCGAAGACGGCTCAATCGTCGCCAACGCGAACAGCTACGTCACGGTCGCTGAGTTCACTCAGTACTGCTCAGATCGCAATATCACGATCTCTGGCACTTACGGTGACGAGTCGCAATTGCTTATCTTGGCGATGGACTATTTCGAGCAACAGCCGTTCCGTGGCATTAAGTATATCGAGACTCAGCCGCTCCAGTATCCGCGTTCGGATTTATGGATCGACGGCTATCTCACAGATTCCGACCAGATACCGCAACTGGTCAAAGATGCGCAGATTACGATCGCCATCTCTATAATGGTCGGCAACGATCCGCTCTCGACAGTAGATCGCGCAGTGAAGCGCGAGAAGGTCGACGTGCTCGAAGTCGAGTATATGGACAACGCTTCAATCTCTACAGTTATTCGCAGCATCGGCAACGCAATGCGCAAGCTGGTGACATCTAGCAGCATGGGCAACAATATCCGAACCATTAGGGGCTGATATGGGCGTCAATTACACAGCTCTCGAAGCAACTGCGACGCGACTACTGCGAGACAATGGTCAGGCAATCACGTTCAGCTATGAAACTGGCGAAGTCATTAACCCGGCGACGGGCGCTGTAACGACGCCAGCGAGCCAATCTACTGTCAGTGGATACGGAGTCGCATCGAACTACAAGAACGCTGAGATCGACGGACAGAGCGTTCTGGCGTCTGATTTGAAGCTGCTCGCCAGTAATGTGGCGACGGAGCCGAAAGCGAACTGGAAAGTCGGCGTAAATGGTAAGACTTGGCGAGTTATGCAAGTAATGCCAATTAACCCGGCAGGGACTAACGTCATGTATATCTGTCAGATTAGAATATGAGCGCAGCAGAGAAGGACATCAATACAGCTCTCTCGGTTCGTCTGGCAGAAATCCAGACCGCAGGAGTGCCGCCAATCGCTTACGAGAATGCGGAATATACTCCCGTCGAAGGCACGCTCTATCTGCGCGAATCATTCTTGCCGAATATCAAAGATGCGGTCGGAGTGGCTCACACTAGCGCAGACGATTACGAAGGACTCTATCAAGTCAGCGTAATGGACGGACGCGGAGATCGTCGATTTGACGCTCAGGAGCAAGCCAGACTCATATCGCTGCACTTCCCGCGTGGCGCAGAGTACACATACAACGGCGTAAAGGTTAAAATAACCGGGACACGACTGGCATCTGCTATCACCGAAGACGGCTGGTATCAGATCCCGGTAACAATCAGTTGGAGGGCACTCGTTTGAGTTGGGAATCTGACTGGAAAAAGATCGAAGCGAAGATCGACCGGACTCTGAATCAGGGAATCCGATCGACTCTTTTCGAAGTAAGCGCAGCAATAATTAAGGACACTCCGGCAGATACCGGGCGTGCCCGTGGTAATTGGCAAGCATCCGTCGGTCGCGGGGCGACTGGCGATGTTTCCGTAGTTGATAGAAGATCGGGCGAAGCCAAAGCAATTGCAGATGTCGACCAAACAGTACGCGTGGCAGTGGGCGATCTTTACTATCTAACAAATAACCTTCCGTATATTGAACGTCTGGAGTATGGCTGGTCTAAGCAAGCTCCCGGGGGAATGGTTCGGAAGAATATGCAAAATTTTAACCGTTTGCTGGTTAAGAATATCAAAGCAGCAAGCAAATAAGAGGCAATTAACATGGCTATTCAAACTTCTGCGGGCACTACTCTGGGCATCGTCTCAGGTCTTCCCGCTACATACGACGCAGCAGGATTCGCGGCTCTCACATTCGCTACAGTTGGCGAGATTACTGAGATCCCAGCATTCGGCTCGGTTTACAACTTAATCACTCACTCGCCTCTCGGTGAGCGTCGCGTGGTTAAGCGTAAAGGTTCGGTAAACGACGGAACTCTTACTCTCTCATTCGCTGCTGACGCTGCGGATACTGGTCAAGTTGCTGCGAAAGCTGCTGCGACTACTGACACAGAAGTCTCAGTTGCAATCACTTACCCGGACGGAGAAATCGACTATTTCACTGGTCTGGTAATGAGCTATCAAGTAAACGCTGGCGGCGTCGACAGCATCAAGTCAGACAGCATCGTACTAGAGCTGACAAATGCACCAGTCAACGTAGCAGCTTAATAAAACACACATTCGGGGCGTGACTTATGGATTTAGCGAGCATTGACTTACAGGCAGCAGCGGAAGAAGGCGTAGAAGTAAAACTCCAACATCCGGCTAATGGCGAATATCTACTAGACGATGAGGGCGAGCATTTAACGATTGTCATTCTCGGCAAAGATTCGCAGACGTGGCAGAACGCCGCAAAGCGAGTTAATACCCGGAACGCCAATCGTTATAAGGATCGAAAGATTCCGAACGCAGTTCTCGAAGCAGCTCTCTATGAGATATTGGCAGAAAGCACGCTCAAGTGGAGCAAGAACATCGAGTTCGACGGTGCGGCATTAAAATGCACAAAAGAGAACGCGAATATGCTCTATGAGAAGCGCAACTGGATCGCTGAACAGTTAATGGAAGCGGCAGGGGATCGAGCCAGTTATTTTTTGAAATAACGGGGCTGCTGAGCAAATACGTTCAGCAGTGGGCTTGGCTCTCGACCCGGGCTAAAGACAAAGAACGATCACGCATCGACATGATCGAAAGCAATGAAATAGCCGGACGGTTCCCAGACGTGGAGCCGTTCGGCTATATCATAGAAATACTCAGCAGAATTGGAGTCGCATTAAATAGCGGCAACGGGGTTCATGGACTGACTTGGCAAGAGATCGATGCTTTCGTGGCGAGAACGCGACTGCATCTCACCGGATGGGAAGCTGAGACCATTAAACGGTTATCCGCTCTATACGCCAGCAGTGTGCTAAAATACGACAATCAGGACGTACAATCGCCCTACCGCACGCAGGAAGAGCAGAACGACATCGCCAAAGGCATGAAGTCGGTTCTACGCGGACTCGTAATAAAGGACAAGCATGGATCTAGCAACGATACAGATCAAAGTCGACACTCGACAAGTCAAAGCGGCTAACGAAGACATCAAACAGCTCGGCACGACCGGGCAGATGACTAGCAAGAAAGTAAACGCCGCAAACGACGACATGGCGAAAAGCGCCAAGAGTACAACGTCGGCATTCAAACTGCTGGGCGGCGCTATGGCTGCGCTCGGCGTGGGCGCACTGGTAAGCAACTTCGCCCGGACGGTTACAGAGTCAGAGAGATTAAAAGGCTCTCTCAAGACGATGACCGGGAGCACCGAAGACGCAGCGTTCGCATTCTCTGAGCTGGAGAAGTTCGCCTCTCAGACTCCATTTACTCTCGATCAATCGGTCGAAGGATTCATTAAGCTCAAAGCGCTTGGACTAGACCCGTCAGAACGCGCTCTGCGGTCGTATGGCAACACGTCAGCCGCGATGGGCAAAGACATGATGCAAATGATCGAAGCAGTCGCCGACGCCTCTACGGGCGAATTTGAGCGTCTGAAAGAGTTCGGCATCAAAGCATCGAAGCAGGGCGATCAGGTATCTCTGACATTTCAGGGACTCACTACAACGATCGGGAACTCATCCGAAGAGATTCAGAACTATCTGCTCGAAATTGGCGAGACTAAGTTCGGCACGGCGATGGAAGATCAGATGAAAGCGCTCCCGGGCCTTTTATCGAACTTGCAAGATAACGTCTCGGCGTTATTCAGAAAGATCGGAGACGTGGGCGGGATTAATTTATTCGCCGGGGCGATAACTGCTGCCAGCTCTGTCATTCTTGGAATAACGAACAATATCGAAGTGCTGACCATAGGCGTCGGCGCTGCTCTCGCCGGGTTCGTGGCATTTACCATCGGATCGAACGCTACACGGATTCTCGGCGGCTTCAAAGCTATGCAGGTCTCAGTTCTGGCGCTCAATACAGCAATCAGGGCGAACCCGATCGGATTTATCGCTGCGGCTATCGCTACGGCTGCGGTCGCTATTATAGCGAACTGGGACTCGATCAAAGTCGCAGCAGAGAGAGCTGGAGTAAATATCCAGATCGCATTCGAGAAAGTTAAGATCTTTCTCATGGAGTCATTCGTCAGCGCTCTGGACTCGATTATCGGGATGTTCACCAGCGTGCAGAATACGGCTATCGCAACAATGGCGGCGGTCGCTGCGGCGGTGAAGAATCCTACAGATGCAATTGATACATTCAACGAGACATTCGATACAACACTGGCGAGCCTACAGACTGGGCAAAGCCGCACGAATGTATTCTCAAGCTCAATTGAAGCAAGCAAGAATCGCGTCGATGAGCTAAACGAGCAGCTCGCCGGGATGAATACCGAAGTCGCCACAGCGGAGACCGGGTTCGATAATGCTGGTAGATCTCTCTCTGATTATGCGATTGAAGTCGACAAGAACGCAGTCGCAGCGAATGAACTGGCGGCAGAGACAGAGGCGGCAAAGACTAAAGCGCTAGAGCTACTCGGAGCAATTAGCAACGAGACCGAAGCTCTATATATGAGCAATCTCGAAATTGATATTCGCAATAATCTACAAAAGGCAGGAGTCGATGCTACGTCAGAACTTGGCGAGCAGATAATAGCGGCAACTACTGAGTTGCATAATGAGAAGCAAGCGATGCTAGATGCTTCCGAAGCAGCAAAGCAGCTAGAAAAGGACAACGCAGCAACTCAAAAGGCGATCGAAGAAGAAACAAAGCGAGTAGCAGAAGAAGCAGCGAAAGCATACGAAGAGATGAAAACAAAGATCTCTGGCTTCTTTATGGATTTATTCGAGAATGGTCGAGACGCATTCGATAATATCGCCAAGACTTTCAAGAATATGATCCTGCAAATGCTCGCTGATTGGGCGGCGTCTAAGATCGCTGAAGTAATGACCGGGACATTTAGCGGAATCGGAAATTCGATCAGCGGGATGTTCAGCGGGATATTCTCATCGATAGGGGCTGGAATAGCATCTATGGCATCGCAAGCAGCGTCGGTATTAACTGGCGGCGTCTTCGGTGGTGGAGCTGCCGCAACAACTGCCGCAACAACTGCCGCGACAACTGCTGCAACAACTGCCGCAACAACTGGCGGGGCTGGAGCCGCAGGATTGGGCGCTGGAGGCGTTCTGGCAAGCGCTGGGCAGTTTATTGGTGGTTTATTCGGGCAGGGCACAGGAATAGCGGCTGGCACTATGGGGCCGCCAACGGCTGCGGCTGCTGCCGGGGCTAATCTTGGCGCTCTACTATTTAACCCGGTAACGGCTGCACTTGCGGCGATTGCGCTGGGCTTTGGTCTCGACTCTGGCGGAACTCCGACATCTACCGCTGGCATCACAATGGCGAAAACTGGGGGCATGAGTGACGACAATATATTCCAGACATCGCCGTTCGAGTCCGGGTTCGCTCCATTAGGATTCAAGCAAAACGCAACAAACGCTCAGGCCGAAACAGCAATCAAGCCGCTCCGCGATCTGGACGCAATGCTCACAGCTCTAGCAGAGAGCATGGGATATTCGGTTAATCTTTCAGGCCATACTTTCAGCGGTCTCGGTGTAGAAGGTTCAGGCCCGGGCACGGTTCTCGGAACATTCATCGAAGAGGGCAGGACAAAAGGTAAGCCGATGACCCAGCAGCTCGACACTTTCGCTCAGGAATGGGTGAGAGCCGTCGGTGCAAGAAACAATCTCTCAGCAAGCGAGATCTCTCAAATATTCGGATCTGGCGGAGCGAAGGATATTCTCGACATAGCGGGAACTTCATTGCTAGAGCATCGAAGCCGCATTCTAATGAATAACGCAAACGCGACATTATCTGCCGCTGAGGATTCGTCAGTAATTAATGCTGCGGAACAGGCCACCACATTAACGGTTAATGGCACAAATACAACAGACTCAATATCAACCAGCGATATGGGGCCAATACCGCAGCACAGAGACGGCTTGAATATGGTTCCTTATGACGGCTATGTCGCAGAACTGCACGCCGGAGAGCGCGTACAGACCGCAGAACAGGCCCGGGCGTCTGACAACATAGCAGACGAGATGAGCGGACTACGCCAGAGTATTGAAGACGTAATGGTCGCAGTGGCGAGAAACACTTCGAAGCTCTATCGACTAAACGACCGCTGGGACAAGAACGGCTTGCCGCCAGTGAGGGCATAACATGAAGCTAATTCGACCGGAAACGGTTACAGATACGATATTTCAGTCTTCGGATGTTCCGGAGGCTGACTACTCGGCATGGCTGGTCGGCACGACTTACGCTGACGGTGACCGGGTAATCGTTACGACTCCGAACATTCACAAGATATACGAGTCACAGCAAGCAGCTAACACCGGAAACGATCCGACAACTGACGACGGCACATGGTGGCTCGAAGTATCCAGCACGAACCGCTGGAAGCTATTCAATGGCATCGTACAGGAGCAGACCGAGCAAGCTGGCGGCATGGAGTACGTTCTACAGTCGCCAAATGTGGTGAACTCTCTCGCTCTGATTAACGTCGACTGCGCAGAGATCACTGTCACAATGGATGACGCAGTAGAGGGAGAGGTCTACAACGAGACTTTCTCTCTGATCTCCGACTCTGGTATTCAGGATTGGTACGCTTATTTCTTCGAGCCGATCGTCCGGGATGACCGACTGGCGATACTTGATCTGCCGCCGTATGCGAACTCAGACATCACTGTCACGTTCACTGATACCGGGACAGCTAAATGCGGAGCGCTAATTATTGGGCAGTTCGCCGATCTTGGGTTCTCTCAGCATGGAGCTAGTTTCTCGATCATAGATTATTCTACGAAAACGACAGACTCGCAGGGCCGAGTGACTATCACTGATGGGCCTTACGCAAATAAGCTGGATGTTGATGTGATTCTCGATACAGCAGTATTCGGAACGGTTCGAAACATTCTAGCGGATCTGAGAACTACGCCGTGCGCGTGGATCGCCGAAGAAAGCAACAGAAACTCTATCGTATACGGATATTATCGAGAATTTGATATAATTCTCAGCAATCCAACAACTTCCAGATGCTCACTTGAAATCGAAGGGCTAGTATAATGACGATTAACACAATAAGCACACTCCCAACGGCTCCGGCGAGAACCGACGCCCCGGCGGTATTTATATCTCGCGCGGACGCTTTCTTGGCTGCTCTGGTAGTCATGCAGGGCGAGCTAAACACTTCAATCGGGCAGATGAACACCGACATTGGCGGAATCGCTGCGAATGTAACTGCTGCTCAAGCTGCGCAAACTGCTGCTGAACTTGCCGAGACAAATGCGGAGACGGCAGAGAGCAACGCTTCGACATCCGAGACAAACGCTCAGATATACGCCGCTGCTGCTCAAGCTGCCGCAGGAGTCCCGTCTCTAGCAGGAAATGCTTTAAAGAAGCTGTCAGTAAACGCTACCGAAGACGGTGTGGAATGGGTAGAAGTACAATCAGACCCGACGCTCGGCACATTAACAAAGACATTCTTGCCAAGCGAGTCATCTACAATCTCACTGACTAGCTCTGTACTTGCGCCTGTCGTTTCTGTGACTAAAGAAGCTCCACAGTCAGGCGTGACTAATAACTCTTGGGATGTTAATTCGACTTCAGAGAATTATACGAGACTTGATAGTGCTTATGCGACTACTTTGGATTGGGTTGGTTTTGATGTAAGCACTGCTAGTTTTGTAGATAGCTTTAGTGTTGCAGGACAAGAAACATCATCTCAAGATATAGCTTTTAATTCCGACGGAACTAAAATGTTTATTCTTGGGCTAACTGGCGCTGACGTAAACGAATATACATTATCTACAGGTTTTGATGTTTCCACAGCTAGTTTTGTGGACAGCTTTTCTGTATCTGCACAAGAAGCAAGCCCAAAAGGTTTAGCATTTAACACTGATGGAACAAAGATGTTCATTGTTGGTTATGCTACTGATACTGTATACGAATATACATTATCTACAAGCTTTGATGTTTCCACAGCATCTTATTCTCAAAACTTTTCCGTAGCGTCTCAAGAAACTGTTCCGTCTGGCATTGCTTTTAATGCTAACGGCACTAAAATGTTTATTGTTGGTTATGGTGGTGACGATGTTAATGAATACGCTTTGTCTACAGGGTTCGATGTTTCTACTGCAAGTTTTACACAGTTATTTTCAGTAGCTTCACAAGACACAACTCCTACAGATATAGCTTTTAACACTGATGGCACTAAGATGTTTATTGTTGGGCAAGTGGGACAAGATGTAAATGAATACACGTTATCAACAGGCTTTGATATTTCTACAGCATCTTATTCTCAAAACTTTTCAGTAGCTTCACAAGACACAGCGCCAAACGGAATAGCTTTCAACTCAAATGGAAGTAAAATGTTTATTGTTGGTCAAAATGGAAACGCTGTAAATGAATACACGTTAGACATAGCCTTAGCACTCGGCACAGGCTCATTCGCCTCAGCAGACGTAGGCAAGACCATCGAAGCCAACAGTGGCGAGTTTATCTTAACAGCCACAGATGGTAGCTATGTAGAAACTACAGCGCCTACATCATACGATCAGGTCGCCAGTGGCTCTTGGTCTATGTACGGTGTTGTCTACAATGCTACCGATGGGGATTTAGAGCTTAGTGGTATTTTAGCTAATGCGTTTGATGTTTCTACTGCTTCTTATTCTCAAAACTTTTCCGTATCTGCACAAGAAACATCTCCACATGGATTAAAATTTAATACAGATGGAACTAAAATGTTTGTTGTTGGAACTAGTGGACAAGACGTAAACGAATACACGCTGTCTACAGAGTTTGACGTATCAACTGCAACGTATTCTCAAAACTTTTCAGTATCTGCACAAGAAACATCTCCAAGAGCAATAGCTTTTAGCACTGACGGCACTAAAATGTTTATTGTTGGTCAAACAGGGGATGACGTAAACGAATATACTCTTTCAACTGGATTTGATGTTTCAACAGCTAGTTTTGTAGACTCGTTTTCCGTAGCTTCACAAGAAACATCACCACAGGGATTAACATTTAATACTGACGGCACGAAGATGTTTATTATTGGTCAAGCTGGAGATGACGTAAATGAATATACACTTTCAACTGGATTTGATGTATCAACTGCAACGTATTCTCAAAACTTTTCAATATCCGCACAAGAAATAGCTCCAACAGGAATAATTTTTAATACAGATGGAACTAAGATGTATATCGTTGGCGAATCAGGAGATGACGTAAACGAATACACTCTTTCAACTGGGTTTGATGTTTCCACTGCTTCTTATTCTCAAAACTTTTCCGTATCATCGCAAGACTCAAATCCAACAGATATAGCTTTTAATACAAATGGAACTAAAATGTTTATTCTTGGTGCCGGAGGTTTAAACGTCTACGAGTATGATGTTGGAATCGAAGCATTTACAACAGGCTATCAACCAGTACACACCACAGCCTCAATAGACTCTACCTACTGGACAGACATCAACTCAATGACGGCTGACCAGAACGCAGGTAGCGGCAACGTCTACTACGCTATCTCTACAGACGACAGAACTACTTGGACTGTCATTGATAACACAGATGGCGAGAGAGACATTGTTAGGAACAACGCAGGTACTTGGCAGTACAACTCTAACGGTACATACGCTTTAGAGACTTGGGTAAACGGTACGACTAACACTGAGTTAGCTACGTTGGCTGAGGCTATGGAGGGTGCGACATCAATAGGTAATAAATTTAATATTTCTACATCATCTTTTGTAGATAGTTTTTCTGTATCTGCTCAAGACGGCGGCCCAAAAGATGTAGTATTTAACACTGATGGCACTAAGATGTTTGTTGTTGGGTCGCTTGGTGATGAAGTTAATGAATACAATCTTTCTACTGGTTTTGATGTATCTACAGCAAGTTTTTCTCAAGTCTTTTCAGTAAATGCACAAGACACGAATCCAAATGGATTAGCATTTAACACAGACGGAACAAAAATGTTTGTTGCAGGAGCTACTGGGCAAGATATAAATGAATATGGATTAACTACTGGTTTTGATGTATCTACAGCATCTTTTACTCAAAACTTTTCAGTTTCAGCTCAAGATACTAGCCCACAGGGTTTGGCATTTAACACTGATGGCACTAAGATGTTTGTTGTTGGTGTGGCAGGACAAGACGTAAACGAATACACTTTATCTACAGGATTTGATATTTCAACTGCATCGTTTGTAGATAGTTTTTCTGTCGCAGCACAAGAAAATGTTCCACAGGGTTTAGCTTTCAACACTGACGGAACTAAGATGTATGTTGTTGGTCAGACAGGGCAAGATGTAAACGAATATACGTTATCCACTGGGTTTGATGTATCCACAGGGTCTTATTCACAAAGTTTTTCTATATCAACTCAAGATATATATCCGTATGGAATAGCATTTAATAATGACGGAACTAAAATGTTTATTACAGGCGGTCAGGGTGTAGATGTAAACGAATATACATTAGGCTCAACAGTCTACACAAACCAAATGGACAAGACTCAACTAGACGCAGTAACAGACCCGAACCACATAGCTCTTGGTAACGATCTTGATCTAGCGATAGTCTTCAACATGACATTGGGTACTACAGTGCCTTCGTCAGACGGTGTAGCGATTAACTACGATGCTAACGTGTTGAACAAAGGTGCTGTCTTAGGAACTGATTACGACTTCGATGCGCCTACACAAAGCTCTGTAAGGATTACAGCGCTGGCTGCGAACAACTTAAAAGTTCGAGTGGTTTGATGCTCAATCTCATCTCATCGCTAGTCGCCCCAGTCTCTGGATTACTCGATAAGTTTATCGAAGACAAAGACCAGCGGGCGATGCTGGCTCACGAGATCGCTACACTTGCCGAGAAGCAAGCTCAGGAGCAGATCGTTGGTCAGATCAAGACGAACCAGATCGAAGCGGCGCATCAATCGATGTTCGTCGCTGGCTGGCGTCCAGCGGTCGGCTGGGTGTGCGCTCTAGCGATGCTGCTGAACTTTATTCTGATCCCGTTTATCAATCTCGGCATGGAGTTCGCCGGGCAAGACATACGGCTCGATCTCATCGAGATGGACACAATGATGCCCGTCCTGCTCGGAATGCTCGGACTCGGCGGTATGAGAAGTTACGAAAAAGCGAGAAACGTCGCCCGGGAGAAGTAAGTGTCTAAGTTATCGGATTACGCGAAGACGGATCGCCAGCACGAAGTAATGGAAGTGTGGGAAAGCGTCGGCAGGAACTCATCACGGGCCGCAGAAAAGCTCGGCATTACGCCATCGACGATACGGAATATCGTTCACGCCGTGAAAGCATACGCATCCGCTGCCGGGTTTAGTGAGGCGTGGGATGCAACGGCGCACGTTCCAGAGGGCGAATACGTTACCGGGCGCTCTATCTATCTCGAAGACGACTCCGGGAACAAAGCGTGGCTGAAAACGAAACGCAAGCTGGAGACTGCCGAGAAAGAAGAAGCGCTAAAAGCATTCGTCGAGCAGTTGAACTCGCAGGTAATTCAGGCGAAAAAGACTCCTAAGCCGTCCAGCAAGGGTAAATCGAAGGATTTATTGCCCACGGTGAAAATACTTG